TTAGATGTTCTCTTTAGATAATTTAGGTCAGTAGCATTGCCTTTGAGTTTTTCTTTCAAAGGTTTAGTGATGAGTTTAGATACAGATTCTACCTCGATGTTATTCACATCACAGTAGTGACAGATTGCCTCGATGTAGTTCATCTCGTTGTTGTTACTAACAAGATTCTCAATGTCATTAGTAAATTTATCTTGACAGAGCAATCTGTTCTTCAAGATTTCACGCATCTTTGTTTTGGCACTCATTGATTTTTTCTTCGACAAATTTTTGAATGTAAAGGACTAATTTTTTCATATACTTTATTTTATCATACTCTTCGTATACTGTCACGTCTCCGTTCTCACATGTCATAATTATGACAAGTTTTTTGACGGGTATACCTGTTCGTTCAAAGAACATACAAGCATACGCTGCTGCCTGTACAAAATAGTTCTCTATCCAATCTCTCTTCTTAGGTTTCTCTGCTGTCTTGAAATCTATTATTGATAACTCTCCATTATATTCAGCGATGCAGTCGACAGTACCGGCAACACCTAACTCTTCACTATAAAGACTCTCCTCAAGAGCGTATATATTATTTATATTTTTTAGAGTCTCCTTCGCTTGAAGGAACAACATCTTAGGACTAGGTTTATCAAACTCTACCTCCTTGTTGAGTAGATGATTCTCTATCAACTCATGTGTAGCAGTACCTCTAGAGGTTGCACGTTTAGTAATTCTATTTGCTTCTGCCTCACCTATTCTTTTCCTCCAGTCAATAAAGATTTGTTTATTATACCATGAGGTAACTGATGTGATTGAGACCATTGGTCTACCATTGACAGTGTAATATCTTGCACCATCTATATTCTTCCTCTTTAGTTTAGGAAGTTCGCAGTCAACATGAGTGAACATTACAAACCTAGTGTGTGTTTACTGGTGATATAACTTTTGACTAATCCAGACCTTACTATGTCATCAACACCAAACTCAATCTGAGCGAACTCAGGCATCATTGTGATGATCTTTTGAAAGTCTAGGATACCATTCTTCTCATTAGTTCTAATGAGATCGGTTTGTGCTACGTCACCGCAGAACATAATCTTAGAATCTTCACCTATCCTTGTTATTATACTATCTAACTCATGAAAATTCAAGTTTTGTGACTCATCTACAATAACTATTGATCCATCAAGTGTTGTTCCCCTAATGAATGATGTAGACCAAAAAGTCACACTCTCCTGTGCCTTGAGATTACCCCAACACATTTCAAAGTCATTGTCTGATGCTAACTCAAACATATACTTGACCATATTTTTATATGGTATTTGATATAGTGCTGACTTATCCTCATGATCACCAGGTAAGAAACCTATCTCTCTCGTCGACACAAGTGATCTAACTAAGACAACCTTATTATATGGAGTCAAAGGATCAAGCACCTGTTTGAGTGCCAAGAAGAGGGTAATGAACGTCTTACCTGTACCTGCTGCACCATAAAGAAACAAATTCTTACCTTCGTTATAGTGAGCAAAAGCTTTTGTTTGATTTGGTGTGATAGGTTGGATATCAACCATCATCTCAGAGTTATATGGTTTCTTCCTCTTCATTTGTTTAGCGGTCATACCAGCACCAACACTGGTAGACATCTTCCGTTTACGAGTCATTAGAAGTGAGTTACTTTTTGAGGTTTTACTTTAGATCCTGGCACTGATGCTACCTTAGATAACACTTCGTTCCAACCTCCATCACATCTACTATATGCATCTCCAGTACCACTGACTGTACCTGCTGCACCCTTAGACCAATCTTTATCCCAATCAGGGTTGTCCTTTCTCCACTGATCATATTCTTTCATTGACATGATGATCTCTTTAGTTTCACCTGTCTTCAAATTTTTGAGAGGGTATGTTGGCATATGAATTTGTAAGTGATTTATTTATAGGTATTAATTACCTTCCTTTCAGTCTTCTCTTGTTGAGCAGCACTAAAGTGAAGGGGTTTTGCTGTACACATTCTGCATACACTATCAGGTAGTATAGATCCCTCACAAAACTTTGTCAACTCATCGTCAGCACAGTCAACAGAGACACCATCAACATAATATTCCTGCCACTCTGGATCATCACGTTGACCTGTTACATCCAACATCTCCCTAAGAAATGCAGTGTTCGGACATTTCCACAACTTACCATTATATAATTGTGAGTTAGGGCATGAACAATATTTGAAACTCCTATCAGGTTTCTCATGGTTGTATGGATATACTTTATCTCCTCTCTTCTTTATACTATAGAACCACCTGTCCTTGTTGGTATGATGTTCTGTTGCTCTAAACTTCCATGACTCATTGGGAGGACCACCTATGAATAATTCATGATCAGTTTTAGCAACAAAGTTCCTGACTGTTTTTAGTATCTTGGCACCACGTTCTGTGGTCTCTGGTAAATGAAAACTAAATCTCAAATATACTTTAGGATCGTCAATGTATTTGTATATCCAATCATTATCTTCCAATAGTTCACCATTAGTATAGAGATACACATCATTATTAGCATGTTCTAAACATGCAGCAAATATCTCCTCGCATCTAGGATTCAAGAGTGGTTCACCACCTATCACTGACACCCTATTGATATCTACTCTTGGTAAGATAGTCTTTATATCATAAAGAAGTTTATCTGTATCTAATTTACTGCCTGGTGCAAAGTAATTACTAAAATGATTGCAACCTTTGCATGACAAGTTACAACCTATAGCAGAACTGACATCAAGTATGTTGAGTTTAGGTTTCATTATATGCTAGGTATGCTGCACCCATTGCAGTGCCACCATCATGAGCAACAGGTTCCACATAGAAATTTATATGAGGGTATCTTTTTTTTATCTTATAGTTAGCAACACAATTCAAGAAGCAACCACCTGACAGACATACATCTCCTGTTGTCATCTCCAATAGTTCGCTATATCTACTCTCCCATCGTCTTTGTATAGTAGAAGCAGGGTCATGATTGTATGCACTTAGACCCATGACCTTCCCTGCATCTCTGTAGTCCCAAGTATATGTTTTCGCAGTCTCCTCAAATAATCTACCAATACCTACAAACTCAGGTGAGAAGTATTTCTTGTGTGTCTCTGTAAATGTGGGTGCAGTGAATATAGATTCTATCTCTAGTCCTTCGCTTGTCTTAGAACCATTAGAGTCTACAACTATACAAGATGCCTCAGTAAAACCAGAATTATAGAAAGCACATGCAGCATGAGTTAGATGATGCATAGATCTATAGTCATGTATTTTAGCGTTAGGATATTTGGTTTTTATTTTTGATATATCTTTTATATTATCTAATCTCTTATCACCTTGAGTCCAGTACGAATCAGTCAAGGCTACGTGTTCAATTTCTTTGGGTAGATATGGTAACAAAGAACTGACGTTATAGTCCCACTTGTTTCTTGTTACTCTTTCTGACTCCAGATATAATTTTAGTTTACCATCCTCCAACAAACAGACTGACCCGTTGTTAGATAGGTTGAACCCTACAACCCATTTTTTTGCCGGAGTTTTTTTTCCGGTTTCTGGGAAACTAAAAGTCATTTTTCCCTGAGCTTTTGCACCTCTGGGAAGTAAAGATAATCTATCTCACTGTCCTCAAAGGTATTGATTGCATCCTCTGGTGTCTCAACCAATGGATCACCTGCAAGATTGAATGATGTGTTGAATAGTATAGGTACATCAGTCAGTTGATAGAATGAATCAATGAGTTGGTAGTAGTTCGTGTTGTCTTTCATGTCCACAGTCTGAACTCTACATGTCTTATCGACATGTAATACCGCAGGGATCTTATCATAAGTGTGTGGTAAAGCATCTACCGCATACATCATGAATGGTGATTCATCTAGTCCTGCCATATCAAACCACTTATGTGCATGTGGTAGTAGAACACTACCTGCAAATGGTCTGAAAGATTCCCTCTTTTTTATTCTGTTTATCTTATCCTTTCCTTCTGGATCTGTAGGATCATACAAGATAGACCTGTTACCTAGTGCTCTAGGTCCTGCTTCAGATCTACCTTGAAATACTGCCACTACTTTTCTTTGCTTTAGTAATTTGGCAACCTGCATTGAGTTTACAGTATCACCTTCCATTTCTGTCAGATCATACTTAGGTCCTAAGTATAAAGATCTAATCATCGTGGTCATCCCAAGGGTCAGTAAGATTCTGGTTGGCAAAGAACCCTTTGTATACACCATATCCTGTAAGGATAATAAGTATAACAAGAACTGATATACCAAACGTAATGTTTGGATTCAGTGTGAGGTGTGGAATAAGGGTGTCATTACACCGTGCTATTTTGTCTGGGTCATTCCATGTACCAGGCAATGTGTACACTGGTGGACACGCTGCTAGTAGTCTAATCATAAAATCCAATTTGGTTTGCGGGATGGGTCACGTAGATAATTAGATGCAACCCAAGGTTTGCTGCTAATGTAATTTTTGTAAGCAGTAAAAGTGTCAATGCTTGTGTCATGTTTAAACTCATCAGGCATTGCTCGTGTAAATGTTGTAGGTTCTGGACTCAAAGGAAATATTTTAGTTGCATGTATCAATGTTGATTGACAACTATGTACCTTATTATATCTATGAGTGTATTCTTCGCACAACTTGAGTCCGTGATCTAATAACCAACGGAAGTGAGTCTGTGCCCAGATAGTGCAAGGATGATTACGAAATGCACCCTTCTCTGTCTTGTATGGTGTGCCATCAAGTTTAGGTAATGTGCCAAAACCATGACCCCACTTCTCTGATGCAACAATAGATAACATTTGACATGTCTCTAGTGGCATCTTGACAATATGTTTGTCAGGTAAGACCTCTGCCGATATATTTGGTAGAGGGTCGGTCACAAATATGTTCATAATAAAAGGATATATTATCCATTATACACAGAGTCTGGTTCTAGTGCAATAAGATATTCTAAATCTTTATTTGCATCTCTGAACAATGCTGCATTATGTTTGCTGATAGTCACCTCATAATCTGCAGGGAGAAGTTTGAGATACTCAACTTTGAAGTTGAAAGTAAACTTCGCATCAGTAGAACCTACTGTTACAGAATAGTTGTTTGATGTATCGTTCTTCTTGTCACGTACAACAAGTTTGATTGTGCTACCATCACCAACAACTGCAAGATCAGCAACACTATAAATGGATGCTGCTCTAATCAAATTGTTTAGATCATTCCATGGAACAATGAAACAAACATCCTTACTAGGAATCTCTGTTCTGTTCTCTGGTGGTGCTGTGATTGTTGATGGGTCAGCAAAGAAGTATCTTGATTGACACTTTCTATCTTTGATGATGACATAGTTTTCATTGTTGAAATCAAAGTCAGGATTGTCAAATAGTGATAGACCAGATAGGAATTCTCCTAGGTCATATATTGCAAATGCTTTTGGAAACTTTTCTTCTACAACTGCACGAGAAAGAATGTTTCTCTGAATTGATAGCGTAGATAATTCCTGTCCTTCCTTAAAGGTTATTGACGGATTAATATTGGAAAAGTTCTTCAGTATGTCAAGTGTTCCTTTAGACAGTTTCATTTACTTGCTTCCTCCATGGTATAGAAGTTATATAATAATACACAATAGTGCATTGCTTTCTTTATGTCAAGTGTAGGTGTTCCCTTCTTGTCATAGCGACTTAAGTATTTCATAGCATTACCTCTGCAGAATGCTTGAGCATCACCGAGTGCTGATATGAAATCGAGAGTCTGGAATGAATCCTTACTCACATAATGTTTGGTGTAAGTCTCACCAATGTAATCTTTTACGAGATCAAGAACCACGTCCTCATTAAACTTGAATGTGGGTTGTTCTGAATTGATCGTAACATTGCCTGTAATCTCTTCATAATTTTTGTAGTAATCCAAATTGGGGATGTCATCCCCAAGTGAATCAAATGAGTATTGTTCCAATAAACCCTCCTCCTTGAGAATGTCGTATAGTAACCAGTATGCCACCATTATACCTCAAAGTCTACGTCTGCGTCAACCTTGTCGTAAAGTTGTTGAAATGCTTCCTTAGTCTCGTCATCAAAACGTGAGATACATGTGGTGATTGCCTTAGCACGATTGCCAAAGATCTCGTATGCTTTTACGATGTGAACAAGTCTACGTGTTGAGATAACCTCATCAATACCACCGTCAAAGAATGTCTTACGGATGATGTCTGCCCAGTCACAAAGTCTTTTGTTGAACTCTTTGTCTGATGACAATAGGTCAAGCATCTTCTGCTCTGTAGCAGCATGTGGGTAGTTCTGCTCGAAGGTCACAGGGAATCTCTCAAGGAATGCTTCGTTAAGAACGTTAGTGCCTACGAATCTGCCATCCTCAGAACCTTTACCTTTTGTGTTAGCAGTAGCAACAACAGTGAATCCTGCAGCAGGAGTAACATACTTACCGATCTTCTTAAGGAAGACACCCTTACCTTCAAGGATAGACTGTAAACATAGTATCTTGTTAGATGCTAGGTCAATCTCGTCAAGTAATAGAACTGCACCTCTTTCAAGTGCTTCGACTACAGGACCGTTGTGCCAAACTGTGTTGCCATCAACAAGTCTGAATCCACCGATGAGATCGTCTTCGTCTGTCTCGATAGAGATGTTGACTCTGATGAGTTCTCTCTTTGCTTGAGCACATGCTTGCTCTACAGAGAATGTCTTACCGTTACCAGATAGACCTGTGATGAATGTGGGATAGAAGATACCTGATTGGATAATCTTCTTGACGTCAGCAAAGTTACCGAACTTGACAAAGGTATCAACTACCTCTGGTATGAGGTTCTGCGTCACTGAGGGGATTACAGAGGGTGCTGAGACTGCTTTCTCAAGTATCTGTCTACCTTCAGCGATAGTTAGATTCCATGATCCACGCTTGACTTGGAACTGTTTTAGTTTACGAGCAACAGTTGCATAACCTACGTCACGTGCAGTAGCAAACTTTTTAACATGTGATGCGTCAATGTTATTACCGAACTCATCTCTTAACTCGTCGATGAAGTTTACGGATAGTTTTCTTTCAAAAGGCATGATGTAAAATGAAAATTGATTTGTATATTATAATAATGCCACATCCTATATGACTTGTCTATAAAGGATGTGCCACTTTGTTGATTGGTCTATGCAATCTGTGCGATGAATGAAGATAAGATCTTCTTGTTCATCTTCTTGCCACCAAGAGACTTAGTGAATGCTTTCTTGATCTGTGCCTTAGTAGCATCTTCTGCTACCTCGAACTCAGCATCGTTCTTGAGTGCTGATGCTGCTAGACCATACTGAACTGACCATGCTGATGCTGTGCAGATGAATGTCTTAGTCTTTCTCCACTGTGCGTCAGCAAGTTTTACATTCTCTTCGTTGTATTCATGACCTAAGCATGATTGCTTGAATCTGTGCCACTCACCAGATGCAAGTAGTCTGATATTCATGATAGAGCACTCAGGGAATCTGTCACGTAAGTAGTGAACATACTGATTAGTTTGAGAGTAGTAGTAACCACCTTCAAAGGCATACATCTTACCAGTCTTACGATCACGTAAGAAGTATCCTGCACCCATGTGTGATGCGTAAACCTCATCAGCATCATATCCTCTTCCCTGCATCTTTCTACCCGCACGTAGTGGATGACCGTCACCATCAGTTAGACATACAACGTGAATCTTTTGTGCTCCAGTTCTTTTCTTGAATGCAGGAATGAGTTCATTCATAGCAAGTAGAGACTCATTGAGTGGAGTGCCACCCATGTTCATTGTGTAAGGAATGCCAATGTAACTTCTATAAACTATTGTGTATGCAATACGGAATAGATTTAGTGCCTGTCTGTCATGCTGACGATTGTTTGACTTACTTGTAAGAACATTGAGCATGTTGAAGTTGTCAAGAATTACATGTCCTTCAATCTGACCACATAGATCATGATAACTTGTAGAGTGCTTATGGTGTGCATCTGTGAAAAGATATACATCATAGTCAATACCAACTTTACGACAGAATGATACAAGTGTAAGTGTCTGTTTGATAGTATCAAGAATGTTGTGGTGCATAGAACCAGACCAATCAATGTTGAAGATTAGACCATGACTCTTAGCATCAGGTATTGTTGTGATCTTCTTGAATAGATCATCGTTGTATTTGTATGTGTGAAGATTAGCAGTATCAAGAACACCAGTTCTGGATGTAGTAGCACGTGCATAACCATCTGCTGCCTTCTTCATCTCAAACTCTTTTACAAGATAGTTGACTTCTTTGTTAGAAGATGTTTTGAATGCTTTGAAATCTGAATCGCATTTTACTAGATCTGCTGCAGTTCTGCGTGCTTCATCAAGAGAGTATGCATCAGGATATGATTCTTGTAAGTCAATCTGTTCTTTGACATTGTAATGCTTATCCATGACGTCAGCGATAGTTTTGTTATCTACAAGATAGTCAATAGGAATCTCGTTAGGAACCTCAACATATACATTCTCTCCTGCTGCTTTGTTAACAAGTTTTTTCTGAGAAGACTCTGCTGCTTTTGCAGTAGATACCTCTGGCATATCTTGAACATCTTGAGGAC